ACGGACTTCCCTTTAAATTTGTCGGGAAGATCGCTAGCGTTCTCATCTTGAGAACCATTGTTCTCATTTTGAGTTTCTTGCTGGACTTGTTGGAATTCTAGATCAAAATCGTCTTTTTTTACGGTACTCATTAGTTCTTGTTAGGTTAATTGTTTCTACCAAGAGGTTAATACATCTTGAGATTGGGCGCCGCGTCCCCTCTCAATGAACCTTTATCTTGGCGTGCCTTTTGACGTTGCATTTTTTCCCACTTGGCCGCTGCCGATGGAAAGCCTGGATCGACTCCCATTTGTCGCCATCCAATACGGGCTGGTGAAATAACACGACGTGTATTTGTACCCTGACACGTAGGGCACTCGATTTTAGATTTGTCACTCGGATACATTAGATGCTCCGATGTTTCGTGACAGTCTTCACAGATGTAATCGTAAACTCTGCGCGACTCTAATTTATTCTTACGGGAGATCATTCAAAGCTGTGTTTTGTTTTTCTTCGAAAGCTTTTCTTAGATTTTCGATGAATAGCGGAAAATTGATTACTTTTCTTAGCGTTTCAATTATCCCTACTCTTTTGTAGTAACCTTCAGAAGTTAGACCATAGGTCATTTCTTCTCGTTTTGAATCTAGGTCGCTTTCTAGGTCTTTTACTAGAGACTTCCAGCCTTCTGTAGCAAAGGTGGATTCCAGTTTCTCGATGTAATCTACTAGCTGCTTATCTTCGTCGGTCACTTAGGTTTCTTTGATGAATTGGCCGGTTTAGGCGGGTTCTTGGCTTTGTGCATAGATGCGTGAGCAGACAATAGGGCGGCATTAGCTGCCTTATCTCTAACTACCGTATCTGCAGCCTTAATGTTCAGCTCTTCGTCGGCTAGTTGGGACGTTGTTCCCACTTCTTGGGCCTTCGCTAGAGCCAGTTGGGTCTCTGCTGCGATTTTTTGTACTTCGGCCCCAAGCTTCTTAACTTCGCCCAATAGCTGTTGCATTTGTAGCTGTTGCAACATTTCTTGCATTTGTTGCTTCTTAGGATCAGGCTGCATTTGAGCATCTAGAGCGGCTACGATCTTGTCTCGCGACGGGCCGCTCATGTTTTCCACAATAGCCTTTAGAACAAGCTGATATGGAGCCGCTTCAGGCGGAATGATCGCTAGCAGGTTAGTTAGCTGCATTTGCTCGAATTCACGAGCCATGATCGACATAGTAGCGTTAACTACAAAGTCAACTTTGAACGGATAACGCTGCGAATCAAACTGCATGTAGGCGTATAGGGACTTCTTAACCATAGGTCCTAGGAAGTCTACGTCTACATTGTGCATGGTTAGCTTAGCGCGCTTAATAGCGCTTCCGGCTAGCATGCTCATTCCTGACGAGGTCTCGTTACGAGAGTTAATGCTTGTAGGAGTTGCAGGGCCATAGGCTCCTGTAGCCCCTTCAACCATGCGCTCGAAATCGCCAGATTGCTGGAATGTGGCCGGGTCTAGGTTCCCGAACTTGATAGGTTCTAGGACTTCGGACGGGCGTCCGTTAGTCATGAACACCTTGCCCGGTGTAACCTGTAGGTTCAGATTACGCGGCAGACGCGTAGCGTCCGCTCCCATTACTGGGTAGGTCAGTAGTCCAAGCGCATCTATGCGGGCTCTAAGTTCCGCATCTAGGGCTACTTGAGGGTTGTAAGCCTTTTCAGCTACACCAATACCCCAGAAACGATTAGGGCACTTGTGATGCTGATACGCTACGAATCCTCGATCATGACCAAGGATTGGGTTTTCATTTGCCTTTAGAAGCGTGCTGCCATTGGCAATACAGATAATGGCTTCTACCATCTCATCTGTATCAACATCCTTAGCTTCTTCAGGGATTTCCAGGTCCTCAAAGTCGCTACCTAGATTTTCCATGGCATCTAGAAGTGAGCGCGGTACCTTACCGTGATACTCAGTGAAGTAGGCCCCATCAGCCGGATCAAAATCTAGTGAGTCGTTATCAATCCCCACAACATCACTTGTGTACCCTGATGCCGCGCCAATCGGCCCATCGAAGTACTCACCCGACTTTTGGCGTTCGGAGATTACATGGATAGGCACGATTGTTTCGTGCGCTACGCCGAGAGCTTCCTCGATATTAGTAGCTGCAGTATCGATTACGAAATTATGTGGTGGGATCGATTCCCACTTAACACAAGTCTTTGTTGTCGGGACCGATTGTGGTTGTCCGTATGGGTCCTGACTTATTTCTTCATATTCGCGCTCATCGACTACGCGCTTAGCGATACCAGTACCGTATACGGCACCGTTCGTAAGGGTTTCGATGATTGAAGACTTAACGCCATAGTTCTTCATGTCGTCTAGAAGACGGTCACGAATTAGAACGGCTACGGCCTTTTGGTCGGGCTTGTCTAGTACGTCCGTTGTAACGTCAAACCAGTTACCTCGGCCAAAGATAGCTTCGACCATTTCAGCAACCGTCTGGTCAACGGCCATCTGTGTAGCAGGCGCAATTAGGCGAGAACGCTCAGATTGCTTTTGCTTAAGGGCTTTGTTGTACTTACCGCGCCAGATGTAATAGAACTGTTCCCAGTCTGCACGGAAACTTGAGTCTCGCGCATTACGCCAACGGGCGACGCGATCCATAACCCAACCTACCAGGGCACCTGAATTTTTGCCCGGCATATTGGCTTGTTGGACGGCTCCGGCCGTTACGTCAATATCGCTTGTTGAGTTATCCAATTAAAATCCTGCAACTAGGTCTAGTGGCTCCCAATTATCTATAATGTCAGCCGTTGAGAAATAAGGCACATCGGCTAGTTGGTCGATATATGCGAGAGCATCAATACAGTCATCGTGAGTAATAGAAGACGGGAAATCATTGGCCTGTTCGACTAGCTTTCGCTGCCAAGTGCCGTCTTTACCCCAGTCTTCCTCTTCTTCCGGCTTGACGAATATGCGGCCCTTTTCTAGTCTTCCTTGTAGAGCCCATAGAATGCGTTCTTCTTTCTTATTTCCTCCATGAGATAGCTCGTGGACAGGAAAGTAGATATTGAAACGCTTCATTTCATCTTCTAGGTAAGGGATTACAGCTTGTTGAGCTATGCCCTTTTCTATACCTAGCTTGATCGGACGGAATTTGCGGTATGCGTTCATTATCTCTAGCGCAGTAGCGCGAACATTCCATTGTCCTGAGATAATCTTTTCTACATACCATCCCCACGTACCCGCCTTGACAACTACGATAGCGTGGTCGTCTAGACGCTTTAGGTCCTTCTTCTTTGGTGTTCCTTCATTGCTAAACCCCGCAAGGTCTACAGCAATGTAGTATTCACCTTCATCTTTCTTATATTCGAACTTCCACCATTCAGTTTTTAGGATTCCCTTTCCACCAGCATCAAAGCTGGCTTCGTACTCTTGCTTGAATACGTCTGCTGACTTAGTGCGCTTAGCGCGGGAAGTCTCTTCCTTGGGAATGGTTGGATTGTCGATCGTCTTAAAGTGGAAGGCATCCCATTCAGTTTTATCAGGATAGCTCTTGGCCATCATGTAAAGATCATAGAAGTGGTTCTTGCCTTCAGGAGTTCCGATGAATAGGGCCTTACCGCGTGTACGAGCTAGAGCGGGCTCTAGGATCATGTCCCATACTTTGGGCTTCATGAACGCGTATTCGTCCATTACTACGTAGTTAAGGCCGACTCCACGTAGAGAGTCCGGATCATCAGCGCCCTTAATAGAAATCTTGCGTCCGTTTAGGAGGATTACAGAGCAGTCTTTTTCCAAGACTTGTTGTATTACTCCACCCTCGATCTTCAGCTTGCCCATCTTCTTAAGCATGGGCCACATGATTCTTTTAGCTTGTTCGAAGGTAGGGGCGACGTAGTAGACATTCTCTAAAGAGAGGTCGTCGTCATATTCGTTAGTGTTCTTTAGAGCCTCTTGTAGCAAGCATATGCAGGCTAACCAAGACTTCCCGAAACGACGCCCGGCAACGACTACTTTGAATCGCGCCGGACTGTCGTAAACTTCGAGTTGGGCATCATGTAGTGCCCACTCCATATCGGGCTTACTTTTTCTTGTTTCCAGTGCCACCGTTCGGCGCACCTTCCATTCCGTTACCACCAAACGACCCGCTTGCGCTACGTACGTCTGCTGTTGATGCAGGGCATCCGCCCCCTACTCCACCCGGAGCTTGCTTATCATTCATGCTCAATTACCTTGTTGTTAACGATTAGCTTCTCTTCAGGAGGAAGTCTTGTAATCGCAATATTGATCTTATCTTGTGTAGGAGCTTCGTCTTCCATTGCACGGCTAGTTGGGATCATCTTATCGATGAGCAACTTTAGCATTGCTGTATCGCCACTCTTAGCAGCATTAATAGCTACCTTGAGGATTTCCTGAGCATCGTGCTTTAGTTGGGCTCTTAGCTCACCCTCAAGGGCAAGCTTCATAAGAGTTATCTTGTTCTTGGAGCCTTTAGGGCGCCCATTCGGATTGCCCGAAATTCCCTTTTTAAACCCGCGAGTTGTAGCTAGTTGCTGCCCGCTTGTGTTATCAGTCATTTAGATTAGAGGAATAGTTTTGGGTCTACTTTTCCAACGATTACACGTGTTGTTGCTGATGCTAGG